AAGGAGACTGAAGATCAAGCCCAGCGTGTAGAAGACTTTATGAATTATCAGATAACTGAGGTTATGGAAGAATATGACCCTGACACAGATCAGATGTTATTTTATTTGCCATTAACTGGATCTACATTTAAAAAAGTTTACTTTGACGAAACAAAGCAGAGAGCCGTTTCCAAGTTTGTTCCAGCAGAAGATCTGGTGGTTCCGTATTCGGCTTCTGATTTAAGAACGGCAGAGAGGGTGACACATGTTGTTACGATGTCGTATAATGATATTCGCAAATTACAAGTAGCAGGAGTTTATAGAGATGTTGAAATATCTGAAACAAATGATGGCGAAGACGAAGGAGCTATCCAAGAGCGTGCTGATGAGTTGTTGGGATTACGTCCAAACTATTCTGATGACTCTTATACCTTGTTGGAATGCCACATTGACTTGGACCTGGAGGGTTTTGAAGACACGGATATGGAGGGGAATACTTCGGGTGTTATGTTGCCTTATATTGTCACCATTGATCAGAATTCTGGAAAAGTGTTATCGGTGGTTAGAAACTTTAGAGAAGAAGACCCACTAAAGCGAAAGAGACAATATTTTGTTCATTTTAAATTTTTACCAGGATTTGGTTTCTATGGTTTTGGTCTATTGCACACAATCGGTGGATTGTCCCGTGCGGCAACTTCTATTTTAAGGCAGTTAATTGATGCGGGTACTTTATCGAATCTTCCAGCTGGTTTCAAGTCTCGTGGTGTTCGCATTCGTAATGATGATGAGCCTCTTAATCCTGGAGAGTTTCGTGATATCGATGTACCGGGTGGAGACCTCAAGAATTCTATTATTCCCCTCCCATACAAAGAACCATCAGCCACATTAGCGAACCTTTTAGGTGTAGTTGTTGACTCTGGAAAGCGTTTTGCACAGGTTGCAGATGCAAAAATAGCGGATGTAAACTCTCAAGCACCTGTTGGAACGACTGTTGCATTGATTGAACAGGGTTCAAAGATCATATCTTCAATACATAAGCGTCTACATTATGGACAAAAGCAAGAATTTCGCATGTTAGCGGAGATTTTTAGCGAAAATCCAATGCCATACCCTTATTTTGTTGGAAATTTACCTCCAGAGACCATGCAAGCCGATTTTGATGGTCGTGTGGACATACTTCCAGTGTCAGATCCGAACATTTTCTCTATGGCACAACGATTATCACTGGCTCAAACACAATTACAGATGGCACAAGCCGCTCCAGACATGCATAATCTGCGTGAAGCGTATAGAAGAATGTATGATGCGTTGGATATTAAGAATATTGACGCTATTTTACCAGAACCACCGAAACCACAACCTGTTGACCCTGCAACAGAAAACGGGAATGCCTTAAAAGGTATGCCATTACAAGCGTTTCCAGAACAGGATCATGAAGCACATGTCAAAGCACACATTCCGTTCTTGGCGAACCCTGCATCGCAGGCAAATCCACAAGGTTACTTGATGTTACATGCACATGTTCAAGATCATGTTGGTTTAATGGCTCGTGATCAGGTAACCACCTTCTTCCAAAAGTCTGCCGAAGAAGCACAGATGAGAGGTGAGCCAGTTCCAGAGATAGATCCAGCAGCGATGGAAGCAGCGATTGCTCAACAAACTGGCGAGATATTAAATGAGTTAATACCTTCATTATCTCCACAGCAGGAAGATCCATTGGTTGAAATTAGAAAGAAAGAGCTAGAAAATGACACTGCTGAACTTCAACGCAAGTCAATGAATGATCAAATGAATTTTCAAGTTGATTCTGCCAAATTACAACAAGCGTACCAGTTAGCTCAAGAAAGACAAGCTCTACAAGAGAATATTGCTGAAGATAGAAATGATGTAAATATCTACAGAATCAACATGGCATCAGCTGCAAGGGGTAACAAAGGCAAATAAGCTATGATATAATCTGGGCATGGATCCAGTAACTATATCACTAGCCGTTGGCGTGGCATCAAAAGCTTTTTCTGCAATTAAACAAGGTTTTGCGGTTGGTCGTGACATTGAACAGATGTCTGGGGACATTGGTCGTTGGATGGGAGCCGTATCAGATGTTGATAATGCAGAAAAGCAAGCTAAAAACCCTCCATTATTCGGTAAATTATTTAAAGCAGGTTCTGTTGAAGAGGCGGCGATGGCGGCATATGCAGCAAAAAAGAAACTTGAAGAACAGAGATATGAACTTAAAATGTTTTTGAATTTAACTCATGGCCCTAAAGCATATGATGAATTATTGCAGATGGAAGGTCAAATAAGAAAACAAAGACAACAAACTATATATAAACAACAACAATTAAGAAGACAGTTAGGTGAAGGAGTTGCTTGGATATTTCTTATAGCTATTATAGGAGGATTTATACTATTACTATTTAGTATGTTTACAAATAAATCTTATGCTGATGGATATAAGTATGTACCAAAAGCATTAACTAAACAACAACTATTAAATCAAGGAAAAATAGAAAAAAAGAAATATACAACCTGTAGATTAAAAAAGATACTTAAATCAAAGTATACAAATAAACAAGCTTGTATTTACCAAGGTGGAAATAAAACATATACTCTGATGTATGAAAAAAACTGCCCTAAACAGTATAAATGTTTGTATGATCCAGGTGGAAAAGAACCGAATATTGATCAGGTTATGGAGAGTCTTAGAAGTATAGCGAAATAAGGAGAAACAAATGGACAGTAATATTATATTAGATGCGTGGAATGAATTATCTTATGTTGAGGGAATACTATTTACATTTTGGTTATTTATCTTATACTATGGTAAGGTTTGGATAGACAGTAGATTTTCTAAGAAGGAGTGCAAGTGCTCGGAGCGTTAATAGGACCCATTGCAAATCTAGCGGGTGCTTGGTTTGAAAATAAAGTCGAAAAGACTAAAGCTGAAGGACAAGCTAAAGTTGCAGAGGCTAAAGCTCGTGCTTCTGTTGCAGAGAAAGTCGCAACAGGGGAAGTTGCATGGGAAGGCAAGATGGCTGATGCTACAGTGGATAGTTGGAAAGACGAATTCGCCTTATGTGTCCTCCTAGCTCCCGCAATTTTGGTTTTCGTTCCTGGAATGACAGAGTATGTAAGAAATGGTTTTGAAGTTTTGAATACTTTACCAGAATGGTACCAGTACCTACTTTTTATAGCAATTTCTGCATCTTTTGGAATTAAAGGTGTTGGTCAAGCAGCAAAAATGTTAAAGAAGAAATAATGGCTAGAGTAAAACAATTCGCAGATGATTTAGCTATAAGTAAAAAACAAGCTAAAAACTTAATTAACAAAGGTCGTAACCGAAAAGACGGTGGATCACAAATCATGGAGAGTCATATGCCTATATATTTTGAAGGAATGGATAAAAAGAAAAAGAAAAAGAAAGTTCCTATGCCTAAACCAAGACCAAAAAATATTAAAAAGAAAAAAACAAGTGAACAAATAATAAGAGAAAAAAACGAATACGATATTACAAAATCAGATATAACTGAATCTTTGGACAAAGAGTTTAGTAAAAACGTAGCCAAAACCAACGAAAAAGCTAAAAAGAACGTAAAGAAGCGTCAAGGTGTGGGTATAGCTATTCAAGGAACAGGATTTAAAGGAGTTAGATAAATGGCAAACAATCCTCCTAGACATATTGATATTAAAGGTCAAGATCATATGTTGGCTTATATCACTCCAGAAGAGGGTGGTATTTTACAACTTCTAGGTGGATCGGGTAGACCCGGACCTATGGGTATTCCTAGTTTTGAACTTGGTGAAAGTTTTTCTGGTTCTGGTGGTGACAGTGTTGGTAGTAGTACAGGCGATGATAACAATGATAACAATTATGGTAGTTATGCAGATGACACATCTGGTTTTAGCACTACTGGCATAGATTCAAATTACAGTGGATCTCAATCTCCTACCTATAATGAACCCGATGACAATTATAATGTGTCAGACGCTATTGTTGCCGCAATGACTGCTTCTTCACCTACAGGAATTGGTGCTGGTTTTGGTGGAAGCAGTGGAAGTGGAAGCCTTGGTATGGGTCTAGAAGACATGAGTATTGTCAATCAAATTGGAATGATGAGTGGTTTTCCTGGAATTGAGGGATCAGGTCTTGCTACAGGTGTAAAGGGTTTAGAAACTATGCAAGGAGCTGCTAACTATGCTCCCGTAACAGAGCTTAAATTTTTACCAGAGATTATGCGATCAGCGATGAACCGACATGCTAGAGATTCTTTAAATAAAGGTTATTCACCAGAATTTGAATATGATGAATACGGTAACATTGTGAATGTTACAGGAAAAGGTGGACCAGGAGTGTCTATACCCGGAATAGGTAGTTTAATGTCTATGTTAGGAGTAGACATGGGTGGTGTTACCACCACGGGATATGCAGGTAAAAAGGTGGATGACATGTACAAAGGTTCTTCTGACAGTGGTGGCCCAACTTCAGACATTGTCAAGGATGCTCGTACTTTTTTAGGAGAGGATATAATTGAAGATGACAAAGTTGTTGGTGAAGATTTTATTGATCCAGAACTTCTTAAATATATACGAGGAAGAAAAATTGAACCATCAGTTGTTGTAGATGAATATGGTGAAAATTTTGTCGGTGCTTCAAGTGCTAAACCAGTTGATTTTTCTGCAATCGATAGAGGATTACAGAAAACACAATCGGGCATTCAAGCTATAAATAGATATAGATAATAATTTATGTACATAACAGATTTTCTTCAAAAATATAAAAAAGATTTACAAACTAGAATTGAAGATATAAGTATTTCCTTGACCAGTGGCAGTGCGTCTGATATTGGTCATTATAAAGCAATGGTAGGTGAAATACAGGGATTAACCTACGCATTGGAACATATACAAACCCTGCTGAAAAAGGTTGATGATGACTCTAATAGTACC